ATGGGATGTGGATGCGTCTGTGTTCCTCGAGGCGGCCGGGGCGGATGCAGCGGTGCCGATAACCGCGGATACTTTGGACTCGGACCTGATCGGGGTGACGCGACAAACCGCGGCTGTGCCCGATGAGGTGTTATCGCTGGGGACTTCGCAGCGGGTGGATGTGCTGCTGAAACGGGCTACGTCTGCGGCGGTGGAGTTGACGGCTGTGCTGGGCGGGATCACGCTGGTGAATGCAAAGGGATCGCAGGCAGCGATTATCCTGGGGCCTAATCCGCTCATCTCTCCGATCGAGCAGGACTTTTTGCTTGAGGATGGCGAGGAGACGGAGATGGAGCCGGCGCTTTATATCGCCGACCAGGGCGGGATAGGGGTGGAGATTCCTGGTGGCATTAATTTTCGCGGGACCATTACGGTAACGGCTTTTAACACGTTCACTTTTACAGCGAGCACGCGATTGACAGCGGCAACGCTCGCGGCGGCCGACACGGCCGCCAAGCTACGACAACGGATCCGATTGGTGCAGATTCCGGATGCGAGCATTGTGCTGCGTGTACTTGGGAAACGGGCGGCGCCGACTTTCACCAATGACCTGGACCAGCCAGGCCTGACGGGCGTGGAGAATACGCTGATTGCCCTGGTGCAAGGGGACATGCTGCAGCGGGAACGGCATTATGCCAAGGCGCAGTCGCTTTACTCTGAGGCGGCGCAGTTGCTCGAGCAGCTCAAGCAGGAGGAGACGGTGCAAATGGCGCATGAACAGCGGGTGATCCCGGAGACTGGGTATGGGGTGGAGGAGGATAACCGGTTGTATGGGTTCTCGTTCTGAGCTGCTGGTAGAAATCCGAAGGCCGAAGGCCGAAGGCCGAAATCCGAACAAGATAACTTTGCCATAACTTTGCCAAAGGAATGCCTTACCAATTCTCAGATGCGCTGGATGATGAGTTGCTTTATGAGCGGTGTGAGTCGTTTGGGGGCGGGATGGACGCTTTCTCGACCCCTTCTCTTTTGCCGCCGGATGCGTGGCAGTACGGACAGAATGTTGTGGTGCCGGATAACTTGCGGGTCCGGACCAGGCCTGGCGCGGATACACTGACGGCGGCGCCGGCAGCCGGGCATGCAATCCAGGGGTTGCGTTATTTTGATACTCCGACGTACGAGCAGCTCATCGCGGGGGCTAATACGAAGCTTTGGCAGTGGTCGGGTGTGGCTTGGGCGGAGATGGTGGGTTGGACGCTCAACGATGCGGCTCTCCAGTTCGCCAGTGCGCAGGGAGTGGATAAGGTGCTCTTTTCTGATGGGGTGCAGAATATGCGTTCCTGGAATGGAGCGGCGTTTACAGACCTGGGCAATATAGCGAACTCGATCAATAGCGGGCCGCCGGTCGGGGCGACGATTCTTTGGTGGCACGCGGGGCGGATGTTCGCCAGCGGCAAGGCGTCTGCAGATGATATGGTGTGGTCCAGCAAGCTGCTGGACTTTGGCGCCACTGGTTGGGACCATACAAACTTCTCGTTTAGGGTAGGGGGCGGGGAGGGAGATGCTGTAATGATGGGCATCTCTCTCCCGCCTGCTGGTGTGGGGGATTATCGCATGGCAGTGCTGAAGGCGAATTCTGTGTACACAGTGAACACAGACCCAACTGCAGCGAGCGCAGCCGAGTGGCAGATCCAAAAGCTGACGGATGGGATCGGGTGCGTGGGACGCTGGGCCGCGGCTCTTTCCGGGAATGATGTGCTTTTCATGGCGCGCGATGGGGTGCGCAGCTTGCGCAGGATGCAGAGCGCGGCCGGCCAGTATGAACTGTCCCCTCCTCTTTCGACGCCACTACAACCGTATATTGACCGGATAAACTGGTCTTACGCGCATCTTATCGCGGCGGTGAATTATAAGCACCTGACGCTCTTCGCGGTACCGCTGGATGCGAACACTTCCAATAATACTGTGCTGGTCTGGAATGGACGGCTCGGGCGTTGGACTGGGATCTGGACGGGTTGGACGCCGGCGAGCTGGGCGGTTTCCCGATTCGGGAATGTGCTGCGGCTGTGCCTGGGGGAGACGACGGGCCTGGTGCGGCGCTGGAAGGATACAGTGGACCCGACGGATGACGCCACTTACCTCGAGGATGGGGCTGCGATCCCGAGCAAGCTTTGGACTCGGGCGATGCTTTTTGGTGAGCCGGTCAATGATAAGGACGGGTACCACGCGGAGACGCGGTTTATCCAGGGGAACGCAACGGTGACACTCACTGCTCTGGGCGATGGAGCGGAGCTGCGGACCTGGCAGGGGGATTTGCTGACTACAGGTGTGGATTTGCCGGTGGATTTGCCGTTTGACCTTCCGAGCCCGACAGCGCAGCGGCCAGTGCGGCGCGGTCTGCGCGGGTTGACTCCGTTTAATGAGGTGTTTTTGAAGATTGAAAGCGCGAGTGGGTGGTGGGAGCTGAAGAATGTCACTCTCTCAGCGTTTTTGAACATGCTCCAAAATCAGTGAAAAGCGGGGAGCGGGGAGCTTGAAGCCGGATGGGACTTGGGAGGGGGCGCGGTTGGTGGCGGAGTTTTGTGCGCGAGCTGAAATCTTTGCGGATTGGCCGGGCAAGATTCTTTTTGCGTACTGCTTTTTTCACCTGGCACAGGGGACGTGTTTTACCTGCCGGCGACGGGGACGGATCTCAGGGGTGATGTTTGCGTGGCAAACGTCCCGGGTGCTAATGCTGGACCGGGCACGGCGAGCGGAGCCGGTGTTTCAGTGGCGGATTTCGGACAGGGCCGGGGATGCGCTCTTTGTGGCGGAGGTGGTGGCCAGGAGCGGGGAGCGGGGAGCGAGGAGCTTGAAGCATTTAATGGGGCTCGCGGCCGCCAGGTGGCCGGCGTGGGAGGCGATGCGGATTTTTACTTTTAGACGGAACCAGGTGCATGAGTTGCGGGTGCCGGACTTGAAACGGCTGCTGGGGAATTGAAACAGAAGGGAACGAAGTTTTTGCAGGGTGTCCGGACAGGGGGACGGGGAAGCGTGGAGCGGGGAGCGGAGGGCGTGGTAAAGCATGGCGGATGAGTAAACAGCTTAAGGACTTGCCGCCTATCAGTGAACGGGCTTTGGCACTGATCCTCGTGTTCGGCGTAATTGCCGCGTTGTACGCGCTTTTGTTTGTCGTCCGGATCGCAATGTTTTTTGAGAAGTGAGGAGGCCTTTCTATTTCGGGATTGACCTGGTGGGGCGTTGCAATTTGCGGTGCCCGTCTTGTCCACAGGGCAATGCGGCCGTGAAGCTGGCGCGGGATGTGATGAGCCAGGAGCTGCTCGAGCGGATTTTGAGGAAGGCCAAGGCGGAGGCCTGCGTGTTCGGCGTGGGGCTGTTTAATTGGACGGAACCGTTTTTGCACCCGGACTTGCCCGCGATGGTGAGAACGGTGAATGACCTGGGGTTGCTTTGTCATTTGAGCACGAATCTGAACTCGGACCGGAACTTGCGGGAGGTGCTGGATGCGGTGCCGCATGAGATTCGGATTTCGTGCAGTGGTTTTACGCAGGAGGTTTACGCGCGGACCCACACGGGCGGGGATATCGAGCGGGTGAAATGGAATATGTCGCAGGTGGCGATGTGGCGGAACCCAGCGACGAAGGTGCATCTGCTCTGGCACCAGTATAAGCATAACGCGCGGGAGGAGGCGGCGATGCGGCACTTTTGTAATGCGCTGGAGATCGAGTTTCGGACGGTGGAGGCGTACTTGATGCCACTGGAGAAGGTGCTGGCCAGGTGGGGGGAGAAATCCGAAGGCCTCCCGCTTAGCGGCACGAAATCCGAAGTGGAGGAGTTGTTGCTGACTTCTGTGCAGGAGCATAAGGGGCTTTGTGCCGGACGGAAGATGCCGTGCAGGAATCAGACGCAGGAGATCACGATCGATGCGCGAGGGATGGTGCAGCTTTGTTGCGGGGTTTATGATCCGGAAAAATTTACGGTTTGTGAGTATCTATCAACACCTATCGAACGGATCCAGGCTGCTCGGGTCACTCACGATTTTTGCAGCGGTTGTCTGCGCAGTGGTGGGCATGTTTATGTTGCTGGCTATTCCCATAGCGATCCGAGCGTGGTTCGAAACGCGGCCAAAGCGGTCTACCGACAGATAGCGCCCTGGGTGCCGCGAGCGTTGCTAAGGAGGGTGGTGTGATCGGTTTTCTGGCGGTCTTTTTGTACCTGCTGCTTTGTTATGCGTGGATGGCGACGGCATCACAAGGCTTGGCGGTGTTCGTTCTGACGACGGTGTGTATGCTGAGCGTGTCTTACTTTTTTATGCAGTCGACGAAGGATGAGATTGCCGAGGGGTTCTACTGGGTGATGGCAGCGGGCGTGACGGTTTTGGGGGCGCTGTGCTGCGCGGGGAAGGTAGCTTTGAAGGTTTTTGGGGAATGAATGGACAGATCGGACTGGACTAGACGGACGGGCAAATGAAATACGCTCCGACATTAGCAGCGATCCTGCTTGTGATGGGCTTCCTCGCCTGGAAGTACGTCCCAAAATACAAACTGGTCAGGACGGAGGCAGAGACGATGCCGGCAACGAACGCGCCGGCTGCCGGAACAATCGAGTGGTACGGCTCGGCGATGGTCATTAAAAAAGGAACCAACGCTTTTCAAGTCGAGCTCGGGTTTCGTCAGGACGGGTTGTTGATGTGGCGGCCGGGGAAAGAGATCGAGCGGGAGAATTGAACGGAAGGTAACGAAGGGAACGAAGTTTTATGGGTGGAGGAGGGGCGCCGAAGCCGCCGGATTATGAGGATGCCGCGAAACAGGGGGTTTACGCGGATGTGGAGACTTATCCATTGCGCTATCTCGTGGACGCGGCCTCGAGGGCGGGCGGGAAAGTAACGGTTGGGGGCAAGGATTATGATTTCACAGGGCTCGGTGACGCCGATAATGCGGCCGTCATGTC